GAAGGCGGCGGCCGGCGTCGGCCAACTCGGACAGGCCGGCAGTCAGGCCACCCAGGGGCTCGGCACCTTTGCCAGCACTCTGAGCCAGTTTCAGGCCGCCGGCGGGGCCGCCCCGACCGGCTGGAATGGAGTGCTGGGTTCGCTGTTCGGCGGCGCTACGGGCTGGGGAGCAGCCGGCAACTGGCTGGCGGCCAACCCGGGCGGTTTCATCGGCTTGTGGGATGAGGGTGGCTTCACCGGTGCTGGTGGGAAGCATGAGCCGGCCGGCATCGTGCACAAGGGGGAATATGTTCTCGACGCCGATACCGTGATGCGTGCAGGAGGCCCGCACGTTCTCGATGGATTGCGCAGGGGCCTTCGCGGCTACGCTGACGGCGGCTTTGTCGGCGCGCCAATGGTGCCTGTTGCCAACCAGAACAGCCGCTCGGCGCCCGTCGTTAACATCAATGTCATCAACAACGCGGGTACGTCCGTTCAGACGCAGGAGCGCCAGGAGCCTGACGGGTCCATGACGCTGGACGTTATCGTTGACCGCGTCGTTGCCGACAAACTCAACACGCGCGGAACGGCCACCAACAACACGCTGCGGCAAGGTTTCGGCGCGCAGCAGATGTTGAAGAGGCGCTGAGATGGTTGACGCCTGGCCCGCATCGCTCCCCTCCTACCTGCTGGTCGACGGCTACAGCGAGGGGATAGGCGACGGACGCGTCCGTTCGCAGACCGACATGGGGCCGCCCAAGGTGCGCCGGCGATCCTCCGCGATGCCGAAGACCTTGCAGGGCCGCATGCTGATGACCGGCGCGCAGCTCGCCACGCTGCAATCCTTCGTGGAAACAACGCTGGTTGGCGGCTCGCTGCCCTTCACCTTCACCGATCCTGTCACGCGCGGCTCGATCCTGGTGCGCTTTGCCGGCTCGCTGCCATCGTGGACCGGTCGAGGCGGCGATACCTACGCCGTCGCGCTCGAGCTTGAGGTCTTGCCGTGAGCCGCACTGTCTCCCTGACCTTCCGCGAGGCGATGAACTCGCAGGAATCCGCCGACGTCATCATCGCCCTGCTGACCATCTCGCATCCGTCCTATGCCGAGCCGTTGAGGCTTTCGAGCGATCCGACGACGCGGCTGTCCGAGACGCCGATCCAGTACGGAACGGTGAGCCGGGGGGAAACCTATCTGTTCTGCCCGTTCTCCGCGTCGTTGCCGGATGATGTAGGCGAGCGGGCACCGACGGCCCGATTGATGCTGGAGAACGTCAGCCGCGACCTGGTCACCCTCATTCGCTCGATGCCGTCGCCGGCATCGGCAACGATTGAACTGGTCCTGGCTTCCTCGCCTGACGCGGTCGAGATCGAATACCCGTCGTTTCAGGTGAGGAACGCGAGCTACAACGCCAACGTCCTGACGCTGGAACTGTCGATCGACGCATTGACCGACGAGCCCTTTCCGGCCGGCACGTTCAACCCCAGCAGCTTTCCCGGACTGTTCTGACGATGAACCTGGACGAGTATGTCGGCCTGCCCTGGCTGGAACGGGGGCGGGATCGCACCGGTATCGACTGCTGGGGTTTGCTGGCGCTCGTCTATGCCGAGCGTCTTGGCATCACCCTGCCCAGCTACCGCGACGACTACCAGACCACAGCAGATACCGAGGCCATTGCCGGCCTGATCGACGGTCACATGAATCCCTGGACGCCGGTCCCGGCCGGCAGCGAGCGAGAGGGTGACGGGCTGCTCATGTCGATGTCAGGCCGGCCGCGTCACGTCGGCGTCGTCGTCGCCCCCGGTCTTGTCCTGCACATCGAGCGCGGCTGCGGTTCGCTGATAGAGAATTACCGCTCGGCCCGCCTGCGCCGCCGTGTCGTCGGCTTCTACCGCCACAGGAACCTGTCATGACCGCGCACGTCGTGCCTCACATTCTGACGGGCGAGGTACTTGGCCCGCGCGATGACGTGCGCGTCGTCGCTTCGCTCCATCCGCTGCGCCTTGAGCGCATCGAGCGCCCCATGCAGGCCGGGCTGTCGCTGTCCGAGATAGTCGAAAGGATCGCGGCCGAGCCGGGCTGCCGTTCCTTCGCCTCGGACTTTATCGTCCATGTCGACGGCCATTCGATCGCGCCTGCGATCTGGCATCGTGTGCGGCCGAAGCCGGGCACGACGGTAACGATGCGCCCTACCTTGCAGGGGCCGTTCATCCCGCTGTTCTCCGCGATTGCCGGCGCGTTTTCGGCATTTCAGGGGTTCATTGCCGGTCTCGGTATCTTCGGCAAGATACTGATGACGGGCCTGTCCATCGGCCTGAAACTGCTGATGAACGCGCTGTTCGCGCCGCGCCCGACGAAGCAGGAAGCACCGAAAGTCGGCTATTCGTTCAGCGGCGGCCGTAATCAATCCGCGCCTTTTGGCCCTGTGCCGGTCGTCCTCGGAAAGCACCGTTTCCTGCCGTTCAACGGCGCCGGCCCGTACACCGAGACAGTCGGCAATGACCAATACCTGAACTGCCTGTTCGTGTGGGGGTACGGCCCGCTCCAGATCGACGACATCAAGATTGGCGAGACGCCGCTCTATAGCTTCAAGGATGTCCAGATCGAAACCCGCCAGGGCTTCGCCGACGACGAGCCCACGACGCTCTATCCGGCGCAGGTCCTCGAAGAAGCCTTGAACATCAAGGTCACGAACGAGGATGATTGGCAGCGCCGGACGACCGCCGAGAACATCACCTACATCTCGCTCGACTTCGTGGCGCCAAACGGAATCGTCCGCATCGGCGACGAGGGAAATCGGAACTGGCGCACCGTTACGATTGCCGTTCGTTACCGGCCCGTCGACACCGAAACGTGGACCGATCTCCCCGACATCGTCTGGAAGGCCAAGAAGCAAGACACGCTTCGCCGCGGGCTGCGGGTAGACGTTGAAACCGGCCAATACGATGTCGAGGTCTGGCGTCGATCGGCGGACAGCGACAAGAGCAATATATCCGACACCGTGTATTGGACAGCCCTTCGCGGCGGTCGCCCCGGCAGGCCCATCGCGTTCGATAAGCCTCTGGCCATCACGGCAGTACGGATCAAGGCGACCAGCCAGCTCAACGGGACGCTGGACACGCTGAACGGCGTCGTTACCGCGCTGATCCCGTCGTGGGATGCAGCGAGCCAAGCGTGGGTAGGCGACCAGCCATCGCGCAACCCGGCCGACCATTACCGCCATGTGCTTCAGGGACCGGCGAACGCAAGGCCGCGCACGGATGCGGAAATCGATTTCGCCTCGCTACAGGCTTGGCACGAATACTGCACGGCCAAGGGCTGGACCTACGACAAGCCGATCGTCTCGGCCGTCTCGGTCTACGACCAGCTTCTTGAACTCTGCGCCGCCGGTCGGGCCATGCCTGTTTTCCGGGACGGCAAATGGTCGGTGATGTGGGACGAGCAGGACACGCCTGTCGTGCAGATGTTCACGCCTCGCAATTCATGGGGATTCGAGGCCAGCCACGAGTTCCGCGACATGCCGCATGGCTGGCGGACCAAATTCATCAACGAGAAGAAGAAGTGGGTTGAGGACGAGCGGATCGTCTATGACGACGGCTATACCGCTGAGACCGCCACGCGGTTCGAGGGGCTGGAGTTTCCGGGCGTCACCAACCCCGATCTGATCTGGAAGCACGGGCGGTTCCATCTGGCGCAGCTTCGGCTGAGGCCGGAAACCTACACGATCAACGTTGACTTCGAGAACCTGCTTTGCACGCGTGGCGACCGGGTTCGCGTTGCCCACGATGTCATGTTGGTCGGCCAGACGAGCGGGCGCGTGAAGTCTGTGGACGCGGGCACGCAGACCATCACCGTCGACGAGGCAGTGACGTTCGGCAACGCCGCCGCCTATGCGGTGCGCTTCCGCAAAGCCGACGGCACCCTGGTCCTGCGCTCGGTCGTCATGGGGTCGGGCGAAACCGACACCATCCAATTAGAGGGTTCCGGCGACCTGCCGGCGGCCGGCGACCTGTTCACCTTCGGCGAGAGCGGCAAGGAGACGGCCATATACCGCGTGCTGGCAATCGAGCCGCTGGACGATCTGGCTGCGAAACTGACGCTGGTCGACAATGCGCTTGGCATCTACGACGCCGACGCGGGTGCAGTCCCTGAGTTCGACAGCAATGTCACCGCGCCGATCGATCCCTACACGCTGCCGCCGACCGACATCAGGCTCACGTCTTCCGTCTATTTC